TTTGATTTAATTTTTGCCAATGTACCAATATATTCAGTTTCTGGTAATTTCCACCCCTTATGAGATTTACATCTACCATTTAATACTGAACTAATTTCTGAACTCAGCAAACAATGTTCTCTACAAAATTTGGAAACATTTTCCGATTCATAAATTTCACCATCTGGTGACATTAATCTAAATTTTCTACAATGAGTCACCTTACCAGATTCTCCGCCCAATGTAGAGTTATAACCATTAACATAAGTATCATAATATTTTATCCAATAAATTTCAACATCATTCATTTTATTTAAGTCACACTCTTGAATTATTCCCCAAATAAAATTATTTTTACCATATTTATTTAATGCTCTTTGAAATTTAGTTTTATTTATTCTAATATCTTTATAGTGCTTTTTAATTCTCCAATCTAATCCTTTTTTAGTTTGTCCAATATATCGTTTTCCATTAGAAATACAATAGGAACAATAAACAACACCAAGTTCCATATTTAACCTTAAGTTTGGTAGCACTACTATTTATAATAAAAAAGGGAGCATATGTGCTCCCTTTTCCTGGAAATGTGCTACCAAATTCAGGTAATGATATTTATATCAATTAAACTTGATACCAACGCCAACGGTTCCAGTTACATTGTAACCTTGACCACTGCCGTAGTTATAAGTGACTTTACCAACTTTGGTAGAACCAAAGGTTTCGGCACCAGTTTCGGCAAAAGGAATCTTGGCATCAGCAAACAGAACAACGTTCTTTGCTACTGATACTTCAGCACCAACTACACCGACACCAGCACTCTGATTGCCACCCACCTGACCACCAGCACCAACATAGAGGTTAGCAGCAGATACTTTAGTTCCATCAGCAAGAGTCCTGCGTGAGAGAGGAATATCAAGGGTAGCAAGACCACCACCAAATACACCACCACTTACATAGTTAGGAGTGGAAGTAAATGTTACATAAGGACGAGCAGATACAGCATACTGATTACCCAAATCAAGTGCCCTCAAACGACCTTGAAGTGTTACACCAGACTCATATACACGATTACCCAATGGTGTTACACCCGGATAGTTAGCAGCATTACCAGAGAAAGCAATACCACCATAGTTACCAACTCCCAACTGACGGCGCTGTGTGGCAGTTACGGCAGCAACTTCCAGTTGGCTTACACGCTTATTGGTGGCTCCAATTTGAGCACGAAGAGATGCAGCAAGTTGTGCGTCTGCTTGTGTGTAAAATTGAGTAATATTATCCAGGCAATGATTTGTCAAAGCAAATACTTCACTGCGAGTTGCATCAGCAGCAGGCTTCAGAGTGCCATTAGGATAACCAACAAGACATCCATAACGAGTATTGAGGTTTTGGATTGCTGAGTATGCCCAGTCAGTTGGTTGTACATCTGAGAAGGATGCAGGAGCAGCAAGCACTGGTGCGGTAGTTAATACAACGGCACCGGCAAGAAATGAACGAATAACCATAAAAATTTTTTAATGTGAAATGTTAATAGAGATTTTTCAGTAATCTCAAGAACCTATTTATCATAGCAAAAGAAAGTTTTTATGTCAAGGGGGGAGGGTGTCTGATGATTATTTTTTTTACCCTATACTTTGGAGAATATTCTATTACAAACTCTTTAAATTTAGCACAAAGATTTTGTTGTGATTTTGAATATTTCGTTATACTACAAAAAGTTTTAAAATCAGTATTTTTATAAATCTCATACCATTCAGTATAAAATTTTATCTTTTGTACTCTTATATTTTTTTTCTTTTCCTTTGTTTTTATTTTTTCATTTTCTTTCAATTTTTCTCTTAAAAAATAAGCATCAAAATCATATATTGCCCCTTTATTCCATCCAACAGGAATTGTATCATCTTTTTTTATTCTTTTAGTTTGCCTTAAGTCTAAATTGTGTATTAAAATAGTGCCATATTGTGAATTTTTTTTACCTTGTTGATGCTCAATTTCTTTAAATTTATTCTTTTTCTTTTCTATTGCTTCTGGTGTTCGTGTAGCAAGATTTGCCTTTATGCAATTTTTTCTCAATACATCTAAAACATATTCTCGTTTTTTCCAATTAGGATCATCCCATCGTTCTTTACTATTTTTAGATATTTTTTTCCTAGTTACAGACTTAACTGGTAATTTATTTTTAGTAAGTGCTCCCCTCCTATTTGCATCATAAGAAAATTTACCCCCACAACATTCATTTAAACAATAAAAATCATTTTCCCAGTCCAATCTGAGCAACAAATCAGTTTCTGCCTTTGATACATCTACATCATTATCAAAACACTCAATAATTACCTTTGAAAAATTTGTAGTCTTCCATTTATTTTTATGAGTTTTTGGAGACCCAGTATATGGATCATTCCAAGGATTATATTTACTGGGACATTTTCTTTTCCCAACATAATAATAAAAATCTTTAAAATGTATTACATACAAATAAAACAAAATCAGTACCCTCAAATATTATAATATTATTTATAAGGGAAACGAACTTTGATTTTTTAGTTGGAAGCGGACGAAGAGTGCTGCCCTCTCTACCTGAGGTTTGGAAAACCCCTGCTCTGCTGTTGAGCTACATCCGCAAATTGTGGGAGATTTCTCTCCCGGCGACTTCCTTCACACCAAGGCATTATAAGATATATGGGATAAAAAGTCAAGATTCCCACAACAGTAGGGACAGGAATCGAACCTGCGAATGATATTAACCCCAACAATTTTCAAGATTGTGTCCTCGACCAACCGGACCCCTACTAATGTTGTCTTGAAGCACCCTATAAGGGTTTTATGTTGCCTTAAGGTAACAACAGGCATACCTGGATTTGCACCAGGGACGAAACTTTAGAAGAGTTTTGTGATATCTACTTCACCATATGCCCATAAACCCATAATATCACGGCAAGGGGCACGAGTCAACCCAAGGAGCACAAATTCTCATTTCCCCTCCAAGTTTTTTACATTCATCAGTATAGCACACGGATTTATCTATTGAATATTCAATATATCTTTGTTCGTATTTTTTATCATACTCGGAAATAATCCGATTATACTCTGGATTTACGGCATCGATTGCCCTGTTCACATCTCCTTTGATTCTGCGATCTAAAAGAATTGGGTCAGTAATAATCCAATCATTCAAAGGTTTTCCTGGTATTTTTCTTTGAATTTGATCGACAATATCGTAAATTTTTTCTTCGGGAATATGAGTACACTGTGATATTCCCGTTACAACAGAAGTGAATATGACACCTATAATCGCATATCTAAAAATGCTTGATTTCTTTTTACCAAACTGGAAATCAAATTTCATAGAAAATCAGGATGCCTTTGCTTCCTTACGAGTATTCTTTTCTTCGGTGATTTCGGTTCTACGAGTCTTCACTAATTTTGCAATTTCCTGAAGTTCTTTGCGAGCACGAGTTCCTGCGGCACTATTACCGGCAGTGAATTTTTCGTCCTCATATTGCCATGCTTCTACGGCATCCAAAAGTTTTTGTACTGTCTCTAACATTTTCTTATAAAAAGTGATTACATTTATATATAAAACAAAAAAGTGGGGATTTCTCCCCACCAATCAATTTAGGTATCAAGTACCATCTTGTTAGCATAACGATAGGCATATTCGGTACGAGCACCGTGATCGCCCCAACGTATCCATTTACTAGCATAATACATATACTGACCAATAGATTTACCAGGAGTTTTCATTCTTGGTTCAACCATTTTCCAATCAACTTCATATAACATATATTTAAGTTGAGTATCAATTGTGGATGGATTTCCTCCAGTACGATAAGCAAATTTACCTAAACCATTATATCTTGCTGCATCTGTGAATTGAATAATTCCAAATCCACCAGACCTACAAGACTCATAATTAACTCTAGCCCCACCCTCACAGATATTAGGAACAAAATCTGATTCCTGTTTGATGTTACCCATGATGGTTGCTAGAGCATTCTTATCTTTGATTCCTTGTTTTTGTAAGAAATTTAAAGCATAAGTTTCTGTTTGATTACATCCTTTACATTTCCAAACCTTTTCGACCTTTGTTTCTGTTGGTTTGGTGTCTTTCTGATTTGGAAGTTCTTGAACTGATAGTTCGAGTCCTTCTTTTTCAGGAACTGGTGGAGCACTCACTGGTAAGAGTAGTGGTGAATTAAACGCAGTTAAGACTGAAAGAGTTGTAATTGTTGAAAATAGCATTAATTTTAATAGAATTCGGCATCCGTATAGAAGAGGGGTACACCACCTCTCTCGAAGGGCATCTTCCACGGCTCTAGGTTGTCACGTCAAAATCTCATAATAAAAAAGCAATCTTATTAAGGACTGCTTAAGCATTATATAAGGTTATTTAGGTTTTGTCAAGTTATTGTTTTGCCGAAACAAAATTATTGATTTTAATTGCAAGTGATTCAATATATTCATAAGAAGGAAACTCTGGATACTCCATCATCACTGTTGTTTTTGGATTATCATTCCACATAGCAACAGTTGCATATGCTGATTGATACTCATCATTAGCAAGTGTGTGTGCTTGCTGTAAAATAGAAAACCTAAGTTCGTAAGGTGTCATTTGTCTTATCCTTTGTGTGTGTTTGTGTGTGTGCTGTTATAGATTATCCGTGTCTTGATATTATATATGAAGTTTTGTCAATTTAATTAAATCCTTTTGATTTTTTATTTTTTTTATCTAAGACTTCTGCGTGACTTAGAAACATATTTGCAGTTTGAAACCAAGTTGCTTGAAATTCTTCGAAGGTATTAAATATCTTAAAGTTCCCGTCGGTATAAACTAACTTATAATCGTGACGATCATAAGGTTTATCACAAGTTTGCTCAAAAAACTCAGGTAGTCCAGACATAAAAAAATCTGTTTGTTAAGATTTGTTATATTTATGTTAGCATATCGCAACACAGAGGTCAATGAGTGTTTGTGCTATCAAAAAGCAGTTCTCACAACATCTATCAATTCATTTACTGATACTACACTGTAACCAGAAACAGCAGTGATTGCCTGATTTGTAGCAGGCACACACCACACAACAACTTTCATATTTCCAACAGTTGCCCATTGAGTATTACTATCTTCTCTAGACATATCCCTCGCAGCAAGCTCAAAGAATTTTGATCGTGCTTTTGAACGACAGAGAATTGGAGATGACACATTATCATAAACCAGTGCCATTGATGGAGGAACTGTGGTATAAGGGTATGAACCAGAAAAAACTTTGGGTGGTTCATTGGCAAGAGCAGGGGCAACAGACATAGTGACTGCGGCAGCTGCTGTAAGAATAGATTTAATCATTTTTTAGTAATCGATTATAAAAAAAGAGACCCGTTAAGGTCTCTGTATTATATCAAATTTGAGAGGTTTTGTCAAGAGTGATTGAGATCTTTGTGTTTTTTTATAAAATCAACAACTTCTTGGATTGGTAAGTTTTCTAAAAAGTGTTCGGTCATTCCACGACCCATACTCATTTCAGTTAATGGTGCCTTATATTGTGAGAACTCTTTTAAAACTGCCCTTTCCAAGTTCCAAATATCTATGGACTTTCCAGACCATTCACCAAGAAGTTCTGCTGTTTCTTTTTTGCGATACAACCAACCTTTATAAGACCTACCAACTTTATACTTACCGTTGTGGAGTTTTATGAAATAGAGTTTATCTGGTCTTTCATTATCTTTTGGTCTCTGAAATCCAGACCAAGGTTGCCCATTAGCAGTTATTCTTTTTCTTGCTTGAGAATACTTTTCAAGTGTTTCTTGAGTATATGGTTTTGAGTTTCTTACTCCTTCAGGTCTACCACCAACTCCAGGACACTTTTTACCTTTGTTCCAGGGTGCTTTTTGGTGGGCAGGATTATTTTCTCCAAGTTTTGCTCTCCTGCGACAACAATAATTGCTATATTTTAACCCAGAAACTAATACTTCTCGTTCACCAGAACATTCACAATATACTTTTATTTTTTCTCTTTTAGTATGTGTTCTTATTTCTCCTCCATATTCTAAACCTCTATTTTCACAGAGTTCTTTTAGGTCATTAAAAGTATAAGTTCCTTTCATAAAACTCCCATAAGTTTCCATTACTATTTATAAAAAAAGGAAACTCGTGAGAGTTTCCTTAACAATATATTACTAGTTGAGTTTTATATCAACCAATAGATGGTGCAGTCAAAGCAACAGTAGTTGTTTCGGTAGCAGCAAGGTCAAGAGGGAAATTGTGCAAATGTGTTATCGTAGTGGTTCTTTATCCTCTACTTCTTACTATCACTAGTAAGTTCAGACTATCTCTTCATCCTTATGTTTATTAAGGAGTCGGGCATTCGTGGATGGATTATTGTTGGGACTCACCACCTAGTCGTTAGACCTTTCAGAAAACTTTAACCCTTTCTGACTTGGTACGGGATTGTCTCATAGAGAGTTTCCCCGTTTAACCCGATTTTACTTGTATTCATTACTGAATACCAACACCAACAAATCTAGCGTTGCGTTCATGCCGTTGTTGTTATCGTAAAGGCTCTTTATCCTTTACTTCTTACTGTCGCCAGTAAGACCAGACTATCTCTTCATCCGTTCTGGATGCTGGGCACTCGTGGGTAGATTATTGTTGGGACTCACTACCTAGTCGTTAGAGCTGCCAAGGAACTTAAACCCTCCTTGGATTGCTACGGGATTGTCTACTTGAGAGTTTCCCCGTTTAACCCAGTTTCGTCAAGGAATATTCCTATTCCAGGGTGACTACACTATTGAAATCACTTCCATTCCTAAGTTTGCCCTATTTAAAATGTCAGCCCAAGTATTAATCACTCTACCTTGATGGTCAAGAATTGATTGATTAAAATTCAGTCCGTTGAGATTAAAAGATGAAACTGCAATCCCCATAGAGGCACACCAAATACCAATTACTGGCCAGGCAGCAAGGAAGAAGTGTAGTGAACGGGAATTATTAAACGAAGCATACTGAAATATCAAACGTCCAAAATAACCATGAGCTGCACATATGTTATACGTTTCTTCTTCTTGTCCAAACTTATATCCATAGTTTTGTGACTCGGTTTCTGTGGTCTCACGAACCAATGAAGAGGTTACGAGGGAACCCCTATTGTACCTTATTTTCATAAGGAGTGGACTATATCATCAACCTATTTGTATTAGGTTGTCGGGCACTTAAACCTGTTATTAAGGGGACTAAACCCCTCAGGTAGTCTCTGAACCTTCCTTAGATGTATCTAAGGCTTGGATGCTGATTGCCATATCCATAAAGGACTTAGGGTTCCAGCAGTTCACCCGATTTTCACTTTCTGATTACTCAGAAAGGGCACAGTTCCCTATGCATTGCAGAGAATAATGAACCACCGAAGACACCAGCAACACCTAACATATGCAGAGGATTCATCAGAATATTATGTTCCGCAGAAAATACTAGCATATAATTAAATGTACCAGAGATACCCAAAGGCATCGCATCACTAAAAGAACCTTGACCGAAAGGATAGACCAAGAATACAGCAGAGGCAGCAGCAACAGGTGCTGAATACGCAATACAGATCCAAGGACGCATACCTAATCGATAGCTAAGTTCCCATTCTCGTCCCATGTAAGCATAGATGCCAATGAGGAAGTGGAATATGATGAGCTGGAACGGGCCCCCGTTGTAGAGGAACTCATCAAGGGAAGCAGCTTCCCAAATTGGATAGAACGCATAATCCATAAGTTTCCTTACGGTGCTGACTATATCATCACCCTATATTGAGGGTGTCGGGCGCTAATGTCGTATTACAGGTCACGCTTGACCAACCGACTAGTCGATGAACCTTCCACAGAAGTATCGTCTGTGGCTTGGCTGCTGATTGCCATATCCATAAAGGACTTAGGGTTCCAGCAGTTCACCCGATTTGCTTATACCATTACTGATATAAGGCACTCCTATTAAGAATGCAGTCCGATTGCGTTTGAGGAGGGGACGACCGCTCCTGAGATGATGTTGTTTCCATAGAGTAAAGATCCAGATACGGGTTCTCTTATGCCGTCGCTTGCATCTAACAAACAACCATATCATTAGACTTAGGTTGTTTCTGTTGATTTTCTTTTGTAAACTGGTTTATTCCTTTGGGATTTCCACCAGCACAAGTTCCATATTTTTTAAGTCTTGCTTCATAACCTAATTTAGACATTTCACTTCTTCCACCATTTTCTACCCACTCTTTCCAAGTTTGTAGATGAGAAATAGATTCCTTTATTCGTTCTCCTCTTCTTGCTCCCATATAAGGAAGTATTTTTTGTAGAACAAATAAAACTTTTTCTTTTTCCCCGATGTGAAGTGTATATACTTGTTTTCCGGTTACAGTTTTTCTTGTTGGTGAGAAATAAGATTTATCTAAAAGTTGACTTAACCTTTCGATAATGTCTTCATCTACCATAGAAATTTTTATAAAAGGTGATGGAGGAGTATTAGAAACTTCATAACGGTCTTTGGAACGATTATCTATTCCAAAGTATCCTTCACCTTCTAATAAACCAGCAATCCAAGCAATATCAGTCTCTGTTAAGTTTAGCATTTTGGTTCTCAACTACTGTATTATTTATACAACATTTGAGATAAAAATCAACAGTAAATGTGTGGACTATATCTTCACCCTTTAAAATTATTAAAGGGGCTGGGCACTTAAACCTGTTATTAAGGGAACTATATCCCTCAGGTAGTCTCTGAACCTTTCTTAGATGTATCTAAGACTTGGCTGCTGATTGCCTTTCGGTTTCCAGCAATTCACCCAGTTTAGTCAATACTCTTACGAGTAAGGGACACCGATTAGTTAATGTCTACGGGAGGAGCTCCAATAAAAGCAATAATGAAGCAGGTTGTAGCAGCGAGTAGGGTTGGAATCATAAGAACTCCAAACCAACCAACATATAAACGGTTGTCAGTTGAGGTTACCCATTGGCAGAATTGTTGCCAAGGGTTTGTTGTTTGTCTTTGTAAGGCAATTGTAGCAGTCATTGAAATTAAAAGGGTAGTTATGAGTTCGGGGGAACGAACTAGTGACATTATTCCTACACCACCCTCCAGTGTAGGTAAAAAGACGTATTTGAATTCCCATAGGTCTTGGTTAACGGGAATGTAAGAAATCGTAAAGTTTTATCTTGATTTCCTAACTTATTTAGTATAACAAAATCTTAATAAAAGGTCAATCAGCATAAATACTCATCTTTATTTTTTTCACAAAAAAAGGGGGCATATCCCCCAATTTCTTTTAATTATATTGATATTAGTAAAACTTGTTTATAATAATTTTTAGTTATTTATTATAAACACCACGAGGGAATAATTGACCTGATTCGGGTCTTCTACCTGTTAAAAATCCAGGAACCGCACCAGTAATTCCACTACTTAAATTCCCAACACTTACTGTACCATTAGATGTTTCAATTGTTGGAGTAACAATTTGATTAACATAAGTAAGTGCAACAGTAGTTCCAAATCCAACAATTGCAGTAGTTAATGCCGCAAAAGAATAATCTGCCATTATACTGTTCTCGCACAGAAGAGAATACCACGAGTATTTGTGGTTTGATTATAAGAACCAGTAATCACAGTATAAACTTCAGAACCACTAATAGTAATTGTGTCTCCTTGCTGAATATTTGCGGATGCCGAAGTATAATGAAACTGAATTAGAACAAAATCATCGGGCATATAATAAGGAACTGGAAGTAATTGACCGTTGAGTGGCAGTCCTTTTATCGCAGCATTAAAGTTGGCATCTGGTGATATTCTACCTTGTGGAGTTATATCAATATCATTATATCCACTAAATCCAAGAGGATTGTCATTAGATCGATAGTACATTCTTGCTGTATTAGTTTCCATCACTTGTGGATATGCATTACTTTCAACAGTCCAATCAACATAATTTTCTTCACCTGATGCACTATATCCACGGTATTCTGAATATGGGAATTCGGCACTTCGTTTAATATTAGAATACCTGTTATTATCTGTAGTTGTCAAATAAGTTCTAAATGTAATACTTGGATATTCTGTATTACCAGTTACTGGTATAATTCTTGTTAATCCACCAAGGAATACATGATTAAGATCCCAAATATTTGTAGTAAAATTATGAAAGAACCAAGTGTCAAAGGTATTACTTGTAAGATGAGTCGATGACAGGTTTGGAGATTTGTAAGAAAAAACAACAAATCTTGGATCAAGTCCAGATTTAAATAAATTCAAATCTAAAATATATCCAGTATTTGTTCCGTGATTTATTTGAGCAAGACGAGCATAAGAATTTGTAATTTCTGCTGTCTCAAAAGAAGTTGTAGTATTAATAATTCCACCATAATGACCTGGAAAATCTAAGTTAGGTGCTCCTGCCATTCTTCTTTTGTTTGCTGTTCCACCGTGTCGATCAAAAGTATCTTGATTAAGAGTATCAGTATTACCATAATATTCCCCACCAGAATAAGAACTATATCCATTAAAAGTTACAATATCAAGAGTTCCTGCGGTATATTCTACAAAACCACGATATGTAGATCCATATCTTTTACCTGCCTGAATTTGGTGTTTTTGTACTCCCCAAGGATATGTACCACTTAATTGTTTATCCAAAAACGTACTTGTACTTCCAATACCAACAGGGGTTCGAGTACCACTACCATCCCATGGTTGAATAACTAATTGTCCTAAAGTATGACCAATTCCACCAAGACTACCATTAGAATTTTTAAAAACATATGTGCCTGCCTGTCCAATTTTAGGTCTAAAAACACTAGTTGTGCCTAATGAAATAGTTGGAGCAATACCAGCAATCTGCCCAGCGGCGGCGCTACCAGCATTATAATCAGAACCTACAACTGGAAATGGAAGGGCAAGAGTGGGTTTATAATTATTATCATAATTAGTGTTACTATTCGCAATACTTACAACATCACCCTCATTTACGACCATAATTGTCTGACCGACACCAATAGCACCATTCCTATCATTTCCAGCAAAAATATACTTATAAATGCCATTAACAGTCGTCAGATTAGTTATCTTTATGGTGCTTGCCGTACCAGTAGTACCACCGGTTAGAGTTTCATTTACACAAACCTTAAATGATAAATCAGCAGCTCCACTTGAAATTCCACCAATACTGTCTCCATCAAGAACAACAAGTTCTCCTCCAGTATATCCATATCCAGGACGATTTACAAGAATATATCTAACATTACTTGTATCTCTATAAACATAAAAACTCGCATCTGTTCCGACACCACTCGTAGATTTTTGTCTTATATCATAATAAGTTTCGGCAACTGCTTTATTTCCACCTCCAAAAAAAGTTCCTAATCCGATTACTTGACCAGTTTGAGTTCCATCATTCCATCCTAGAGATGTCATGGCAGTTTCCATCTGAGTAATAACATCAGATTTTGCCCATCCGGCATTAACTGTAAAAGTGCTTGTAGTAATTGCCATTTATCTTTTTAGTTATTTATTACATTCATAATAGAAGTCTAATTCATATGATATTAATAGTACTTCCCATGCCAGAGTGATTTGTACACTGATAATATAAAGTGCTAGGAGCATTCATAGGTACAATAAATGTCTGTGTGCCTGTGGTACTACCACTCACACCAGAAGTATAACTACTACCACCATTACTAACTCTAATCGCAAATGGATGAGACCCTCCAGTAGTATTAACAAAATTATATGTAAATCCTTTATACAAATAAAGCACTGGATCAAGAGTATTACCTGCGATTATACCAGGACCACTAAACTCATAATTTGAACTATCGGGAGCAGTTATAGTAAAGGTAATGCTAAAACCAGGAAGATTGGTAAGAGCACTACCATTAATTGCAGGAAGTGAACCAGTAAGTTGGCTTGATGGAATATTTGTAAGTCCAGAACCATTACCAACAAATGAAGTGGCACTTACAATACCTGTGGAACCATACATCGTAATCCCGGTTCCAACTGATGCAATACCAGAAACATTTAACTGATTAGTAAATGTAGTTCCGGTAATTGTTACACCAGCACCAATTGTTGTAAGTTTTGCATTATTATTACTAGTGCCAGTACCAAATCCTAAAGTTACATAAGAATTATTTCCATAATAAACATCATTTGAAGGATATATATTTACTAAACCGATTGTTGAGTTTAGGTTCTCTTCTTCTACCTTAACTCCAATGTATAATGGATTTTCATTTGCATTAATAAAATTACCAACTGTTCCACCACTGCTATATGAAAAAATTTCTAAATCATTTCCAAAAATTAATTTATTATCTGTATTTAATATGCTTGTCGTAGATGAAATTGCAATACTTTTAAAAGTAGAAATACCGGAAACATTCAGTTGTTTGGCAAATAGTGTTGATCCGGTGACTGTGGTGATCCCTGCAAAGGTACAAATACCAGAAACATTTAAAGTTTCAAGAGAAGTATTTCCTTTGACTGTAAGAGCACTAGTTGGATTTGTGGTTCCTATGCCAATATTACCAGTTGAAGATACTTCAATAGCAGTAGGAAAATCATTAGCAAAAACATAAACAAGACCGGTATTTGTAGCAGCAATCCCGACGGTGTATCCTTCTAGTCCGTTAGGAAGCTCATCGCCAGCATATGAAATTGATCCGAAACTTCCAGCAGAAGCACCAAAGACCATAAGACTTCCGTCACCACTTATTGCAACACTTTCACCAAACTGATCATATGTATTAGTAGCATAAGAACCAGTTATAATATTTGACTGTGTAAATGTATTTTCGGAACGAGTAAAGACATACCCAATACCAGTGCTAGTAGTAACTCCTACTTCATCTCTAGGTGCGCCGACAATAATAGTTGTACCATCTGCATTGATTGCAACACTGCTTCCAAATTTATCACCATAAGATTGCCCACCACTATCAACAGCAAGAGAACCAGTAAGAACTGCTATTTCGGTAAATGTATTTCCCGTGCGATCAAATACATATACAACACCAGCACCTTCATCAGGTCCAGAGACAGCAGTATTGATATTTTTATCTAATGGTGCGCCAACAACAATAGTTTTTCCATCATCACTTACATCTACAGAGTTTCCAAAGGCATGGTTACTCGTAGATATAAGTGTACTCCCATATTCATATGGTATATTAGCACCACTACCAGTAAGAATTCCTACTTGGTTAACTGCATTTCCCGAGCGGTCAAAGACATATACGACACCAGTGTTGGAACTAGAATTTGATCCTACTTCATCAGACGAACATCCAACAATAAAAGTTTGACCGTTTGCGGTCATTGCCAACCCATTTGATCCAGTATAATACCTATCACTAAAACTGGCACCACTACCTGTGAAGGTGGTGATGCCAACAAATGTGTTTCCTACACGATCATACAGATAAACCTCATTGTTATATGGAAATTGTGGGGTTACAAGAAGAGAATTGCCGTTTTGACTTAGACATACACCGTCCCCAAATTTTAGCAAATTTGACGGAGTTGGTGGATGGATTGTTGCTATCTTATTATATGTGCTTCCTACTTTATCGTAAACATAAACAATACCAGCATCATCAAGTGATCCATTGGGGACAAAACCAGGATCTGTGTGTTTTTCGTCCCAGGGGGCACCAACAGCAATAGTATTGCCAGTAGAACTTACCCCGATTGAATAACCGAACAGGGGGATATTATAAATTGGGCCATCACGGTAATTCCTACCAAGCTGGCCGGTAAGTATTCCTACTTGAGTAGGTGTATTACCGGAACAATCATAAACATAAACAAGACCGGAATAATAAGTTGTGCTGAACCCTGATGGATATGATTGAGCAGTGAAGGAAGCAGTCACCAGAGTAGATCCGTCTTTACTTATTTCAACTTTATCACCAAAGTAATTTGCCGCCATTGTTGCTCCTATAGCAACGTAACCTTCCGGGTAGACATATGTTTCCCTATATCCATAGAAAGATCCAGAAAGAACTGCACGTTCAGTAATGCCAGGTGCCCCATAAACAAGTTTTCCTGCCGATAATGCAAAATCAGAAGAACCAGAAGCATTAACATATGTTGTCGTGTTAGTTGCGGCTGGAACATTAGCATTAATAGTGACTTGTCCTGTGGAACCAGAAACAGTTACATTACTTCCAGCAGCAATAGAAGTTATAATACCAGTTAATGCAGTTCCTGAACCACTAAAAGAAGTTGCTGTTACAATACCAGTTACATTAATGCCACCAGAACTTAATGTAAGTCCAGTACCAACATTAATAAAATTATTTGTACCATCCAAAGTAATAGATGCACTTCCAACAGTTAGAATACCAGTAACTCGTGCATTTCCTTCTACAAGAAGAGCAGTTGTACCAATACCAATCGTAACAGTACCAGATGCATTCTTGATCGTTGCAATACCAGTTACATTAATGCCAGAAGAGTTAATCGTAACAGCAGAACCTACGATTACTGATGATGCAGTTACAACACCAACATTAATATTTGGGGTTCCAGTAAGTCCTTGAGAGTTTGTTGCTATACCTGCTGATGTCGAATAAGTTGCTATACCTGCTGATGTCGAATAAGTTGCTATTCCGGCATTAGTGGCATAAGTTGCTATACCTGCTGATGTCGAATAAGTTGCTATACCTGCTGATGTCGAATAAGTTGCTATACCGGCATTAGTGGCATAAGTTGCTATACCGGCATTAGTGGCATAAGTTGCTATACCTGCTGATGTTGTAAAGGTTACTGTTTCTGAAAGAGAAAATGATGTAGAATATCCAACCCAAGATGCACCATCCCAAATATAATAATTTGATCCAACTTGAGAAATTTGATTTAAAGTAGGAGAACTTGGGAAATTTATTGCCATTTTTTATGCCTCTAGTTGAAGAATGGTTAGGTTAGCAGTAATTGCCTGTGTTGTTCCTGAAAGATTTGTAATTGCCGCATATATTGTAGTTGTTGGAGAATTATCCAAATTTCCGCCCATTACAAAAGGAGAAATGATTTGTGTGGTTGAAATGCCCGTTGTAACAACTTCGGCAATCACACCACTTCCTGGTGCTGGATCTTCTCCAACACTTCTAGAAACATCATTTGCTCTTGATGTGCTATCAGTATATAGTCTTAACCATCCCGTCGTAGAAAGACCAACCTTCATCAGGGCATAAGATTTAAATCCAGTTATATTTGTATTACCAATTCCAAGGTTTGCGATTGATGTAGTGACCCCAGATACTGTGGTTCTTGATTGTAGGGAACCACCGGATGCCGTGATTGTTGCAATACCAGCACTAAATGTAACATCAAGTCCAGTTCCAAAATTAACAGTAGTTGCAGATCCAACTGATGCATTATCATCACGAACTGCAATACCAGTTCCTGCTGCGGTTACATTCAGAAGTGCAGAACCATCAATCGCAGGTAATGTTCCTGTGAGTTGTGCTGCTGGAAGATTTGTAAGACCTGATCCAGACCCAGAGAATGATGATGCCGTGATGATGCCTGTTGTATTGATATTGATTGTTCCAGATACTGTACTTGATATTCCGGCAGTTGTTGCATAACCAGCAGTTCCAGATGTTGTAGATACTCCGGCATTTGTTGCGTAATTAGCGGTTCCTGATGTTGTAGATACTCCAGCAGTTGTTGCATAAGTTGCTATTCCAGCAACATTTGCATAAGTTGCCAATCCACTTCCAGAAACAGTAGCAATACCAGAAGCAAAAGCAACATTAATATTACTTCCAAAATTGATGGTTCCTGCGGTTCCTACGGGTGTTCCGTCTTCTTCTATGATAATACCACTACCACTACCAACAACTCCTATCAGGGCACTACCATCAATCGCAGGAAGAGATCCAGTCAGATGTCCTGCGTTAAGTGTTCCATAAAAACTTGTAGCAGAAACAATACCGGCAACTGTGAGTGCCTCTGTAATAACTGTGGTTTTGATGCCAACATTACCAGAAGAATTGATATACTGTCTTATATTTCCTTGTCCGTCGGCAATCACCACATTATTTGATGAGGTGCGAATATCTAATCCAGTCTGACCATCATATCCACCAAGAATAACATTATAATTACCAGTAGTAATCTTTTGTCCTGCCTGAATACCAAGTCCAATATTGTATTGCCCACTTGTAGTATCATAATATGATAATTCACCAATACCAATATTTCTTCCTTGACCACTACTTAACGAATATAATACCTGATCTCCAATCGCAATATTTCTACCACTTCCCGAACCTGCTGCAAGATTACCAAATCTTAAATTAGACGAACCATCTGCTTGTATTCTACCCTGAGATATTGTTGTGACACCAGAAACATTTAATTGTGATGCATTTGCATAACCACCTGTGAGGTTTGTTGCATCTGTGATTGAACCAGAGATATTTCCAACTACATTTCCATAGAAAGTAGTGGCACTTATAATTCCTGTGGAACCATACATCGTAATGCCGGTTCCGACCTGTAAAGTTCCTTTGGGGTTTGTGGTTCCCAGTCCTACATTACCACTTGAGTTTGCATAAAATCTAATATTACCATCACCATCAGAAAGAACTACATTATTACTGGAGGTTCTGATATCGAGTCCATTTTGATTTCCAGTATAAGAACCTAATATGGTATTTTTACTACCTGTGGTAATATATTGTCCAGCATATGCCCCAACAGCAACATTGGTATTGCCGGTGTTGTAGTAGAGAGCACTATTACCAGTAGCATTGTTGTTGCTACTAGTGGTGTTGGAGTTGAGGGTATCTCTTCCAGTAGCAGTGTTGAAATTACCAGTGGTGTTGGAGAAGAGGGATCCATTTCCAATAGCAACGTTATAACTACCATTGGTGGTGAGGAGGAGGGCATTAGCACCATTAGCAACGTTGCCGTCAGCAGTGGTGTTGGATCTGAGGGCATTATACCCATTAGCAACGTTATCACTACCAGTGGTGTTTGAAGAAAGAGCACTAGAACCAATAGCAGTGTTAGTTATTTCCGCACTTCCACCACGACCAACAGTGAGACCATTAATTAATGCATCACCAGACACTGTAAGTTTGCTTGTTGGATTTGTGGTTCCTATACCAACATTAGAGAGTGTATGAATACCTGCTGCGGTGGTTACGAATTGAGAAGAACCTCCACCAGAAGCAGATCCAGTTACAGTAACAATACCGGCAGAAATTGCAGATACAGTTAAGTTATCACCAAAGTCAATAGTTCCTGCTGTTCCTACAGTTGATCCAGAGTCTTTTATAACAATACCGGCACTAACGCCAACAAGATTAGTTAAACCAGATCCGTTTCCAACAAATGAAGTTGCAGTTATAATACCAACATTAAGATTAGGAGTTCCAGTAAGTCCTTGAGCGTTTGTTGCTATTCCACTTGATGTTGCATAAGTTGCTATACCAGCATTAGTGGCATAGGTTGCTATTCCGGCATTAGTGGCATAGGTTGCTATACCTGCTGATATTGCAATTGATGATGGAGAAAAATCTACCCACTGTGAAGAACTTCCATCATCATAATAAACAAAACCTCTACCAATAAGACTACTATACCAAAGAGGATATGATGTAGTATTTGCTGGAGGAGTATCTGAAATTGATAATCCAATACCAGAACCACCTGAAGCAGATCCTGTTACAGTAACAATACCGGCAGAGATTGCGGATACAGTTAAGTTATCACCAAAGTCAATAGTTCCTGCTGTTCCTACAGTTGATCCAGAGTCTTTTACAACAATACCAGAACCACTTCCAACAATACCTGTAAGAAAACTACCATCACCAACAAAACTAGTAGCAGTTACAATACCAACATTAAGATTTGGGGTTCCAGTAAGTCCTTGAGCGTTTGTTGCTATGCCTGCTGAAGTTGCAAAAGTTGCTATACCAGCATTAGAAGAATAGGTTGCTATACCAGCATTAGAAGCATAGGTTGCTATGCCTGCTGAAGTTGCAAAAGTTGCTATACCAGCATTAGAAGAATAGGTTGCTATACCTGCATTAGAAGAATAGGTTGCTATACCAGCATTAGAAGCATAGGTTGCTATGCCTGCTGAAGTTGCAAAAGTTGCTATACCAGCATTAGAAGCATAAGTTGCTATACCAGCATTAGAAGAATAGGTTGCTATACCTGCATTAGAAGAATAGGTTGCTATACCTGCTGATGTTGCATAGGTTGCACTAGTTGCATTACCACTAAAACTTGATGCCGTGATAATCCCAGTAACTTTAACATCACCAGATACTGTAAGAGCACTGGTTGGGTTTGTGGTTCCTATTCCAACATTAGATAAAGTATGAATTCCTGCTGCTGTGGTTACAAACTGAGAAGAGGAACCACCAGAAGCATTAATAGTGACTTGCCCTGTTGAACCAGAAATAGTAACATTAGTTCCAGCAACAATAGAAGTGACAATACCAGTTAGATTTGTTCCCGAACCAACAAATGAAGTGGCAGTTATAATACCAACATTAAGATTTGGGGTTCCAGTAAGTCCTTGAGCGTTTGTTGCTATTCCGGCATTAGAAGCATAAGTTGCTATACCTGCTGATGTAGCATAAGTTGCTATTCCGGCATTAGAAGCATAAGTTGCTATACCGGCATTAGAAGCATAAGTTGCTATACCTGCTGATGTAGCATAAGTTGCTATTCCGGCATTAGAAGCATAAGTTGCTATACCGGCATTAGAAGCATAAGTTGCTATACCTGCTGATGTCGCATAAGTTGCTATACCGGCATTAGAAGCATAAGTTGCTATACCTGCTGATGTCGCATAAGTTGCTATACCTGCTGATGTCGCATAAGTTGCTATTCCGGCATTAGAAGCATAAGTTGCTATACCTGCTGATGTTGCAAAGGTTGCTATACCGGCATTAGAAGCATAAGTTGCTATACCTGCTGATGTCGCATAAGTTGCTATTCCGGCATTAGAAGCATAAGTTGCTATGCCAGATGTACTAGAAGAAACCTCTGAAAATATAAATTTTTGAATAGAATGGTCATATTTAAGAAATTTTTGATCATAAGAACTAGAATTAGTAGAAATACCAACAATATCATCAAGATACTTTAATCTAGTTTCTCCACCACCACCTATTGTGGACATTTGTTGTTGAATACGATTAAGGAATAATCGATAATGTTGCTGAAGTTGTTCTAAAGTTACAAAATTTTTATCTAATGGTGTAAGAGGATCTGAGTTATTTGTATCTGGTGGTTCATTAAGAAGACCTTGATTAATAGCCTCCCTTATAATAACTTCAGGTTCTATCTTAGAATATGTCTCTCTAATAAAATCAATCTTTTTTTCCAGTCTTACAATGTTGTTTTTAAGATTATTGGATGTTAATTTTTCAGTTTCACTAAAAACTCCATCTTTAAAATACTTATTAACGCTATTAATATGATGTTCGTTAATTATAACATCTGCTCTGATGTTTGAAAGTTCTTTTGAATATTCTTCTAAATTATTAGAAAGTAATCCTACAATATTATAAACTTCTTCTTTAACATCGTTAATAGTATTACTTACAATATCCTTTAATTCATTAAAATTTTTAATATCTCTTTTATTCGATTTTTTAAAATCATTTTGAAGATTTTCAAAGTTCTCTTGAATATTGTTGATTTGGGAAGAAAATAATTCTTCAAGATCAGATTGAATAACCTTTTGAGAAAGTTCTTGTTGTAATTGTATTATTTGGTCTGAAAGATTTTCTACCTTTACCAATTCATCATGAAGAGAATTATTCTTCTCAACAATTTTAATGTTTAAATCTTCAGGTTTTTTACCAAAAATATCTGATGGTTTTTTAAGTGTCACTTATGATATTAAATATTTTTTAATTTTATAATATTATTTATCATAGCATATACATACTCAAAATGAATTAACATAAATACCCATCTTTGAGTTTTTCTAAATACTTAAAATGCTTCCCACCTATGTCAAGGGATTTCAACACCCCTCAGAGAGAGGACTGGAATGGACCCATACATAAGATACTAAAAGCAGTTGATAATCATACAAATCTATACTTAAAAACCGGAGATATCTGGCATGAAGAACAAGCAGAATATCTCCGGAAGTATGTTAATAGATTAAAAACTTGGATACACAAAGAAGAAAAGAAAGAAATCTAGGAATTCCAGAGTTTTCCTTCTGCCTTTCTTCTTCGTGCCAGACCTGCCTCTACATTTGAACCAGGATTACGATAAAGATAAAGAGCATCAGGAACCTTAGACCACTCTTTATTTTTAAGAACTCTTGTGATTGTATCAAATCCTTCTGAGTTGTAAAAATTGGAACCTAGGTTATAAGAAAAACTAAGAAGTGCAGCACGTTTTCCATCAGACATCTCACTCCAATAAGGTATTTTTGAAAGTGTAGGAATAAACTCATTTTTAATTTGATTTATCAAAAGATCATCAGCAACTTTTTGTGTTATCTTTTGACCAAGTTTAAATGGTTTTCCATTCAAATCTCTGGTGCTTCCCCAACCAATATTAATTGGAAGATTGCCTGATAGAGGATCTGGATATGCCTCTAAATGGCAACCTTCAAACTCTTTGACTAACTCTACTCCTTTTGCAGGTACATCATACTTGCTTCCAGAAGGAGTAGAGTTTTCTACTTTTTTTACATCAAAGATTCTTCCCCATCCGTCATTTCCAGCAGGACACCAGCGAGAAGATAAATCGGATCTCTTATAGATAGCACCTTTGCCATTATAAACATCACCTGTGTAACCATCATTGAGTGACCCATAAGGATCGTTTACAACATAGTCACCTGAGGGAGTCTTACCAATCACTACAACCATGTGGCCGCCCGTAGGATAAGACAAAGAACCACGATGTAGGATGCCAATAACAACAGGTTTGCCAGCACTAAGACTTTTATCAAGATCAACAAAAGAAAGATTATAACTAAAATTTGACTGAATTCCATAATTTGCGAGAACTTGTGTCTGCACAGAATGATCAGTTGTATCGCCGATGGCAAATACTTTTTGAATATAGGCATCATCTCCTTGTGCTCCTTTAAGAGTTCCGGGTTTGAAATACTCAAGACACATCGCACAAGCAGAGGAATTACAAGTGCGTTCTGCATTTGTATAGTTATCTGTCTGTGGATAATAAGGAACTTCTAAACGAATATCAGATTTAGGTTTTTCAATTTTGGTTCTATAAATACGAACCCAGTTTGAATCATCATTTAGTAATACTGAATCGTTTAGATCCTTTTCGAGTTGCTCAATAGCAGCAACGTGTTTTGGATTCTTCTCATCGTAATACTTAAAGAAGTTATGTAAATCAATTTTCATCTTCGTCTCCTATGTATTCTAGTGAAAAAACATCATGATCTTCAATATTTGGGTCCATCCATTCATTAAACTCTGAACGAATTGCCTCTGCATCTGCATTATTCAAATTTTTATTCAAAATATTTATACGATTTACTGCCCAGTCGTGAGAGGTTCTTAAGGTTTGTTCTAGAGTCGTCATAGAGTGAATTTTGTTCTCTTCCATTATAGCAGGTTTTAAAATTTGGTTGTGGATCTATATATTTTATATAGAATTTAAAAATGTCCTGGAAATATAACGGAGAGGATTTTATTCAAGTTCCAAATAAGATGGAAGGATTTGTGTATATCATCACAAATTTAACAAACAATAAAAAATATATCGGTAAAAAACATTTCTGGACAAGACAAAAGGACAGAAAGACTGGTAGAAGAAAAACTCAAGAAAGTGATTGGAGAAATTATTTTGGGTCTTGTGACGAACTTAAAGAAGATGTTAAGTTATTAGGCCCAGATAAGTTCTTAAGAGAAATATTATATCTTTGTCCTCATAAGAAATCTATGAGTTATTATGAAACCTATGAACAGTTTCATCGTAATGTTTTATTCAGTAATGATTATTACAATACAAATATTGGTGGAACCTTTTATATGAGTGAGTCTGAAAGAATTTACGGGTTGGTCCTTAAGAGCTCTGAGTATTATTGATATAACTTATCTTCAAAAGCAACAAACCTATTCTATAGAGATTTTGAAGTCTTGTCAAGGGGTCTTGATAAATAACTTCATAAAGTCTTATTCCTTAAATGTCAGTATATGTAAGAAATCTTGTTATCAATACTAGTGCGGATTTTAGTGAGAATTTTGAACTATCACAATCCACAGGAGATCCAATAAATTTAACAGGATTTATAGGGACATGTCATATGAGAAAAAATCCAGAGAGTTCTTCTCATATTGGATTTGGAGTTTCATTTACAGATAGATCTAATGGAAAAATTAAAATATCAATGGCAAGCACCATTTCTTCAACTCTAAAACCAGGAAGATATGTTTATGATCTGATGCTTACAGACCAAAATTTTAAAAAATCTGTTGCGTTCGAAGGTACAGTTTTGGTGAGAGTCGGTATCTCCACAGGGTGCTTCTAATAAATATTTCTAAAAACAATGGCAATTACATATACTGCAAATTTAGTCATTTATACTGGGACAGATTTCGAGCAAACTTTTGTACTTGAGGATGATTTAACAGATTTACCTTTGAACTTGACAGGATATTCTGGATGTGCTCAACTGAAAAGATATGAGTCCTCATCTAAAACTGTAGATTTTGTTGTTGGATTTGAAAATAATAGAACTACAGGTAGAGTTATTGTTTCAATTGCGGCAACCGTAAGTGCCACAATCAAACCAGGAAAGTATTTTTATGATATATTACTCAACAGTCCAACCGGAACCACAACAAGAGTTGTGGAAGGAACCGTATTAGTTAAGAAATCTGTTACTCGATAATATACTGTCCAATAATGCTTCCAATGGTTTCTTCATCCATCTCCATCATTACATAATGTGCTTCTTCTATGGTATCTGTGTGCCCCTGTGAGAGCAGATACTCAAGCACCAGATCATAAGCATCATAACCTTCACTTGTGGTTTCTGTGGAGGTTTTTTTCTTTTCTGGTGTAGTGGTTTTTGTGAATTCTGTGGGTGTTTTTATGCCTGTTTTATCAACATCAAATTTTCCACCTAAAGCAAATCCAGGAATATCCATTTTAACTGGATTGGATGTTTTTCCTGCATATACACCAGCCTTAATTGCTTCTTCTTCGGATCCACCTGTTGCTCTTTTTTCTTGTGCGGCAGCAAGTTCTGGTAATTTAGGTGTTCTTCTTTCATATTCAGTTCCACCGGGAGTTTTTCCAATAGTAGGGGATTTTGGTGATGGTTGTTTTGCTGCTGGTTCTTTCTGACTATTTCCTGGAGTTGCTGTATTTCCTTGAGTTGATGTATTTCCGGGTGTAGATGTATTTCCAGGAGCAACCGGTTTAGGAGTTGGTTTTACACCTGTTCTAGAATTTTTTGCTGCTTGGGCATCATTAAAATTGCCATAAGTTTTTCCATCAGATGAAGAAAAATACTTGCCTTTTGATTTTGCATAATTTTGATTATTTTTAAGAGAAGGTGGTTTTAATGGTGCTGGTGGTAATGTTTTTGCCGACCCCTTCTTACTCTTATCACCAGTAAGACCGGCAGCATCAGTTGCCATTTGAATTGCCGTAGGTGCTAAACCAGCAACAAGACCGACACCAGGAATTGCCGAAAGACCAGCACCAATTCCACTTAAAGCGGCTCCGCCGTAATCTCCCTTTTTCGCTCTATCAACTGCGTCCATACCATAAGCAGCAACACCAAGACCTGGAAGAACTCTGCTACCAACTTTACCTAGTAGTTTTCCTGCTCCACTTTTTGCAAACTTTTGTGCTGTTTGAGCGCCAGGAAGCTTCCCTAATTGAGTTTTAGCAAAATCACTTGCTTTTTGAAGAATGTTTGGGGTTTTAGATGCTGCTGGTGTAATTGGAGTAGCAAGAGAACCTTGCTTCCATTGTGCTAGTCTATCTGCTCTTATATTTTTTATGTTTTGTGCTCTCTTAACAACTTCTGCCGATTTTTGTGCCCCAGAAGCAAAATTCTTAACAGCATTAATTCCGCTACCAATAAAAGATTTAATAATACCTGTTTTTTCATATAAAAGTTCAAACTGCTCTTCGATATAAGCACCAGAAACGGCAACACTTTCAATAATAAGATTGCCTTCTGAAAAATTAAGGTAATCTTTAATAATTGTATTAGTCGTTGCTTCTGTAAAATATGAGATTACATCATCTACATCGTATCCCTGAGAGAACAGCACATATGCCGCATTCTCAATCATATCAATACCAATTTGTTCTACTAATTTATTTTCTTCGTCAAGTTGTGCTCTCAATTCGGGAGAATGGACTGCTTGATATGCTTCTAGCATACCACGAGTTTGAATAGTTGTAATTGCAGACATTTTTTTACTTTTTAGTTATTTATAAAAAAAGAGGGTCTTTAGAACCCTCTGTGTATTTTAGTTTTGGAAAGTGGTCTTATTTATTCTCTTCTTCATTATTCTTTTTTTTCTTTGTTCTATATCCACCTGCTCTCGTTTGATGTGCTCTTAATCCTCCCTGAGTGTGTGCCGATATTTCATTATCTCTAACAGTTCTTGATGCCTCAGGGCCTCCAGGACGTCCATGTTTTCTTAAATCAGTTTGATACTCTTCACCATCTAGTATAGATTTTTTAGTTGCATTTCGGGGATCTTGTCCAGATTTTATTGCGGCTTGAATTGCCTTATTTTTTCTTCCTCTACCAAGGGAGGATGATTTTGTAGTGTCTAGTCTTCTATCAGCAAATCGTGATGGGGATGGCTCAGTCATATAGATGGCACCAAGTCGATCCTGTGCCATACTCATTTTTTCATTTGGAGTTCTACCTGATGGGAGTTTTTCATCAGGATCATATTTTCTTTCGGCAAGAAGCATAAATTCGTTGAATGATATCATTTGAAAATCATCTATCTGGAGTGTGAGTTGATGCAACATCCATCATCTTTATTCCTCTTTTAGTTCTTTTTTTGCTTGCGGGATCATTTTTTCCTGCAGAAGATCCCATAAGTCCTCCTGCTTTTTTTACCACTTTATTCATAGGAAACTCTTGATATGCTTCAATAATACTCTGTGACCACTCTTGACTCATATTTCCCATAATAGCAAGTGCCGCTTCTTGTGTATCAGCATAACCTTCATTAATCAGGTGTGAAAGAACCAAATCATAGGCATCATAATTTTCCTGTCTATCATTATCAGCATCTAGTCTTGTTCTAATAGTATTATATCCAGATTGCCCTGGTTTTACCTTAGCGGCAAGTGTTGGATTTGCTCTTGCCCACTGGTCCATAGGATCTCCGCCCATTTTCTTTTCTGGGGTTACAGTTTTGGCGACATCTGGTTTGGGAGAAGGAGCAGTTGCGGCAGGACTAGAAGAAGGAGCAGTTGTGGTAGGACTGGAAGAATTCGCAGGAGCGGCAGGTCTTGCTGGAGTAGGAGTATCGGTTTTTCTATTACGAGACCTATTTGCTGCGAGAGCATCGTTATAATTTGCATACATCTTACCGTCAGATGTAGATTTATATTTGGACTGGTTTTGGTTCTGAGTTTTGGGGTCTTGATATCTACCATATCCCGCAGTATTTTGAAAAGTTTTTACTGGTGGTGGCAGCATAGCTTTTCTATAATCAGCAACATCTTTGGATCTTCTTTGTGCTTTTAGTGCGGCAGCAGCAGCATCGCTTTTAACCTGTCCATCTTGTGCAGCTTGTTGTGCAGATTTTACATTAGCAGCATCATAAGGTCCTTCACTCAAATAAGACTCATACATCTCTTCCCAGGTATAATCACTCAAATCATATCCTTCTTCTAAAAGTGAATGAACCCAGTTCTCGACTCCTTCCCATACCTGTTCTTCGGTGAGTTCTTGAGGAGCATATACTGCCTGATATGCTTCCATCAAACCAAAAGCTTCCTTTCCAGTAAGTCTAGACATTTTTTTATAAGTTCTTTATAGTTTTATTTATATAAAATCACGATTTACAACTACATCACTCAACCAATCATAACAACCAAAGATAAAATCATCATATTCGGCAGCATCTCTGTAGCACTTTAAAATATCTTCTTCACACCACTCATCATAATTTCCATCATCGATAAGTAGTTTTGAGGTCATTTTATAATGTTACTCCCAGGCTTTAGTATTATATATTCGTATCCATCATACAAAATACCAGAGTAATATTCTGTAGTATCCAAAACAGAAAATATATTATATTCTCTTCCATCCTCAAATGGTGTTATATCTATCAAATCACCATAAGTATTTTTCCAAATACTATGATATATCGCACATCCATAAGTTTCATCATCAGCATCTGTAATTAAATAATATCCACTTATTTTTTCTCCACCATAAGTATTTACATAATGATTTACATTAT